GTATATATATATATATATGAGCACAAAACTAAATAAATTTGGTTATGGTATAGGTACAGAATTAAATTGTTGTATAAAAAAAACAATAAATACAAAATTCTATGCATATGATCACACAAAAAATGAATGGATAAAAAATACAAAATTTAGTTCAAGTGATAATAAAAACTTTACAATTGCAACTTGGAATATATGGGGCTCTGAACATTTTACAAGAATGTCAATGATAAAAAAACGTATAAAATACATCATAAAAACATTAATTGACGAAGATATTGATATTGTATGTATGCAAGAAGTATCGAAATATGTTATTGATAAATTGTGTGCCAATAAAACTATACGACAAAAATATTGTATGTCTTCAATAAAACAACCTTGGAAATCAATCAAAGTTGATGTGCACGGTTCAGAATATGAGGATGTCGAACCTAATTGTTGGTCATTTATTTTATCAAAATATCCAGTTAATAAAAGTTCGCACATTGTACTATCTTCCGAAATGATAGATTTTTCTTGTATAGTTGCAACTATACAAAATATGACTATTGTTAATTTACATTTGCAATCTGGTGGTATGGGTTCTGGAATGGATGCAAAATTAGCACAAAAATATCATAAATGTCGTATTGACCAAATGAAACATATAAAAAAATATATTGCTGAAAATTATGATAAAAATAATGTCATATATCTTGGCGATTTTAATTTTGATTTAAATGAAAATAAATTATTTCCTGAAAGTGCAATTATTCAAAAAGGACTAAAAGATGCGTGGGAATTAAATAATAAAGATATAGGCACGACGGAAAATACATATGAAAATACAATGAGATATAATATAAAACAAGTTCATAAAAACTATCGTTATGATGGTATGTTATATAAATCTGGTTTGTATAGACCTACATCATCGAAAATATTTGCCAATAAAAAAATATTTGAAATATCGCCAAATAAATTTAAAAAAAATACATCAAAAGAAGCTATTATATTGAATAAAAATAAATATGTTGATTGGTTTTTATCTGATCATTTTGGTGTAATAACACATTTTATCGTTCAATAATTTTTATTCAGTAAAAAGTTCTATAATATCTTTTATAGATGATACAGACATTAACTCATAAAATTGTGGTTTGAATAATAAACTATTTATATCACGCAATTTACATAATTTATCTAATGTATTATAATCACCCGGCAATATATTGTCTTTAATTACCCAGTTTATTTTATATACAGAGCTTATTACATCTATTTGGTTTCGTAAGGCTTTATCAGTTAGAATAAATGAATGCTCGTCTGGTATTTTGTGTTGAAAAAAATGATTTTGATCTGCGTTATATTTACTATCACCAACACATAATACACGTAAAAAAATTATAGTTTCATTATATGCACTTGCTAATAATTCTTTTTCACTATCTGTTTTATATTGATATAGTACTTCTTGTTCAGCATAAGTTAAAAAACTACCATATCTACTTGGGTATGATATCAATTTATTAAATGTTGAACTATCAACATTTTTTATATCTCTTTTTATTTTTGTTAAATCTTGTTTAGCTTCACACATATCTAATGCTTTTTTATATAATTTTACTTCTTCTTGAAATTTTAATTTTTTACTTATAGGATATGCTGTATTAAATATGGTTAATAATTTTTTTGTATTCATTCCTATATTTTCATATTTTTTGTTTATACAAAATGGAGAACATATAAACATTATTTTTATAAATTCACCAAAATTATTATTAACATATTTTATTGTTTTATCAAGTTGCATCCCTGTATATATACCGTCATCGCACATAACAACATAATAGTTTTTTTTATGAAATGTAAAATACGAATTTACATTTTCACGGGAAAATAATATAACTTTAGTTGGCATTATTTCTTGTTTTTTCATTTCTTGTAAATATAGTAATGAAAAAAAGAAATTTGATTTATGTAATGCCATTGCTGCCGACTCCATAAACATAGGTATTATCATAACACATTCATTTTTTTGATTCTTGTAATCATCCTCTTGTATTAGTTTTGTTTTAAATTCTGCAACACTTCCAGCTATTAATCTTTTTATATCATCAAATGAACCATATTCGGTACCACTTACTTGTAGTTGTTTTTGATTTATACCGGTATATGTTTTATTGTTTTCAACTAATTTTGCATTTATTTTATGCATATTAGCATCTAATATTTGTATAAATAATTCTGGATTTGTATATTCATCATTATATATATTAGATGTAACTATATAGCGTATTGGGGGTACTATCTCATGGGTATGATGATTTGCATCAACGTATTTCACACCTGTTCGCGTTATAATACCATCATATTTATTTCCATCAACAATTATTTCTATGATGTCATTCGTTAAAAAACTATCGTCGCCTATTGTAATACTCCCACCAAGTTGTATATATTGATTTTTTATATTATTATATAATCGTAGCATTATATTATATAGGTATATAAATAATTACAAATACACAAGTGCATTAACCGCCCAAACAGCGTCTTTGCCCACATATCCCCTTACACATCTTGCGCAAATGTGTCTGTTGCCGACACATACAGTAAAATCTTGTTGCGTATTTCCACAGTGTGTGCATTGTTGTTCTGCAAATATCATCTGACTATACATATCGCTTATATATGCGTTGATGATTGAGGTCAAGCACCTGATATTTGTAGGCAGTTTGTGTGTTGGATTCAATGACGAACTAAAAACAACATTTCTTGTTCTCATAGCTACTGACAATCCTTGACGCGCATGAAACACGAGCGTTTGCAATCCGTTCATCAATTCTAATAAAATAGAACGATTGCTAGTATGCCACGCACTAATTGCATCTTTGTGTTTTGTACTTTCATACCATCCCTTGGCATCAAAAAAATTGTTATAAACAGGCTCAATAACCATTTCTGTATCCAATGAAATTTCTAATTGTTCTGTTAGAAATCCATTTGATACAGCAGTTACGCGCGGTTCTAACATTTTCTCGTATATTGTATAATATCCTGTATCAACCTCAAAAGCGTCAACAATAGACACAATAAGACGATGATCACCAATTACATTCCTTGAAAACCCGTCATAAATCGCATTAACGTTCTCGCGATACATTTCTTCAATCATTCGCCGGATTTTCAAATCATTGAAGAACGGTGTGCAAACATAAAGTTTGCATTTTGTGTGTAATGGTACCAGCACAGCACACTCAAATGTGTTTATGAACGTTTGAATTAAAGCGTGCACGCATAAGTTGAAAATGCATAATTTTAATTGCGCCTCCATATACCTTGACATATCAAATTTCGGACTGCGGTGTTGGGAGCCCGCGTTCCAAAATTTGATATGGCTTGCCGCAATCCAATACACAAACAAGTGTGGGCATACTTTCTCAAATGCTTTGTTCAACCATGAACGAGTAAGCATACGTGATACCAATTTGTTGCATACCTTATGCATTGCTGGTCCTGTGGGTTCCCTCGATTTCTTGGGCGTCTTGTGTCGTCGAGGCATTACAGTCGTTTTTTGTGTATATATTATTACATATTTATATAATTATTTGTTTCATTTTTTATGTATATTTGATTAATGTTTCGGTATGTTGCTGTGTGGTGTGCTTGGTTGGCGGCTTGGATGGTGCCTTGGCGGGTGATTTGGTTGGTGGCTTGGTTGGCGAATTGGTTGGTGGCTTGGTTGGCGTCTTGGTTGGCGTCTTGGATAATGATTTAAACGACGATTTAAACGACGATTATGGGAGTATGTATTTGGATATATGTTATATATATTATCATTGTTGCCATAATAATACAAGTTGTCATATGGAATATATAATGACGAATGAGTATAATTCATACAATCTTCGGCAAAATATGGTCCATATTCATTTCCTGGAACACATACACTTTTCCCTTGCTTATCTCTACAAATACCACAATTTAGACAACTGCAATCATTAAGAGATACATAATTTTCTTGCCTATTATATAAAAACCAACATAAAGTAAATGCTGCCAACCAAAATATTAAATCCATATTATATTATAGTATAATATAATATTATATGAATAATTTATTTGCAGTCTTAATAGAATGTGATAATCTAAATTCATTAGGTGGGTCATGTTTGAGAGATGTATATAATATTCAACGAATGTTAGTTTCAAATAATGTATTATTAACAAATATTTATATACTAACAAATAATAATGCATATTTTACAAAAAAAAATATAAATAACATATCTAACAATTCGAAAAATGATTTTGAAAATGTATTGAAAAAAATCAAAAATACAAATAATTTATATATTCATATTTCTGGTCATGGTTACCAAGGTGCAGACGATAAACATATTGAATTGGATAATAGGTGCGAACAAATAGTTTTATCTTCAGGAGTATTTCGTGATGTTGATTTTAATGCATTACTGGTAAAATATGTTCCACAAAATATGAAATTACGAGTATCTGTTGATACTTGTCATTCTGGTTCATTTAGTAATTTTAGTTATCAAATTACAAATGATAATAAAAAAATAGTCGAAACAAAAAAAAATGGTTATTTTACAAATGCGTATAGTATTAGTGCATGTAAAGATAGTCAATTAGATACTTGTGACATTGGAAATTATGGAGGATTTGGTGGCGGATTAACAGCACACATATTAGACAATAACAATCTAATTGAATTTCTAATTGGGGACCCACTAAAGGTAAAAAATAACTTAGTATCTATATTAAAACTATTAAGTCAAGAACCTGTTTTGCTTGTTGATAATTAAATATAAAATTAATAATAATTCATGCATCTTTTCTTACTGTAGAACCTGCTGCGATTACTTCTTTTTTCGTAACGGAGACAACCATACTGCTCTCCAGAGTTGCCGTTGAACCTGTGTGTCATCTTGAGACGAGACCGTCGCAGAACAGCTACCAGGGGCGGTGATGTCCATGCACAATGTGTTACCCGACATAATACCCCATACCCACTTTGTGTCCATCCTCTTTTCCGTCGTCAATTGCCACGAAAACGTTATATCCCCGGATGAACGGTTCAAAGTACCAAGGACCCACTTGAAATTGCGTTTTGAGTCTTCCCTGTTACTCATCATTTGTTGTTCTAGCAAACTGAGGAGACCAACAACAATAGAAATACTTTCGTGTTCTTTACACCGAATGACATAAGTGTCAATCGGCGTTCGTTTCGGTGCGTCAGTGCTAAATACCCTCACATAGGTAGTCCCATTTGTTTCCAAGTTGTATTGCACCTGCATCTGAAAGATTTCTTCCAAATACTGTAATAATGATATATACATATAGTCATATATATCATTTTTTAATATATATATATATATATATTATTATTGTTTGTATCTATTATTATAATATGGGTACCAATCCTGTAAGAGCGATGAATGAATATAATTTGAGCATTTATTAGTATATGGGCCATACATATTGCCAGAAACACACTTATGTTTATTTGTTTTGCATATACCACAATTTATACAATTGCATTTGTTTATTGGCGTATAATGTTCTTTATCAGAGGATATATAATACAACATAAGGAATAATACAAACAACCACAGCATACTATATATATATTATAATTTAATAAAAATTGATATATATATATATATATATATATATGATATTCTATTATGTATTATATTCATTGAACTGTACAAACAGTCAATATGGACTCCAAAGATTCCAAGCTTCCGAAAACTTGTGACGAGCGACTAGTGGTGTTGTTTCTGATGGATGTCTCTCGTTCTATGAAGGAGCCTATAAATGGCTGCATTGAAGCAATCAAGACTATGTTTGCCTTGATGGGTTTCATTTCGAACAAAATATTGATCAAGGTTGTTGCTTATGGCGACTATGAACCAAGCTTGCGGGACATTAATAGTGTCACGCGCGTTGTGTCGATTAAAACACTTGCTGATCTGGATGGCATCTTAAGCATTTTCACCACGAGTGCTTGCGGTTACGGTGACGACATTGTGGAGGCAGGAGCATCTGCATTACAGGTTGTGCGCAACAGTTTGGAGCAATACGCGAACAGCCGCGTTTTGACCATTATGGTCACCGATGCGTGCTCGCGTGTGTCTTCTCCTGATTATAGATGCACTCACTGCACCAGTAATCAATCACAGAACGAACTAGAAATGAAAGCGCTTCAAGGTCAAATGCTTGAAGCTCAAGTTGCCGCGCTCACTCAACATGGTGTGACTTGCGCGCTCATCCATAGGGAACAACACACACAGGCAGCATTGTTCCCGGTTGGCAAATTTGGTACCGGTGTGCTCACAAAAGAATTCGTGTGTCAATCACTGCTGGACATCGTATTTCAAGCGCTGTCCATCCGCCCTCCTGGATTTCAAAGCTTCCCACTCGTTCCGGACCCACGGAAGGAATACAAGTGGTCCCCCTCTGACATTACTGGATTTCGCGAGTTTGTGCCCCAATATGGATCCCTTGTCCTAAGCGAGTTGCCAATTTTGGCCGCTCAATACTATGCAGCCATCAAGAGCATCCCCGGCCAGATGAACGAACATTCACGGTGGTTTCAGGCGGGTGGCTTACCAAAATCCGTCGTGCCTATATTCAAACAGGGTGAGGATGAACTTACACTCAATCCACTGTCAGACTTGCAACAAGACAGTAAAGGGCAACGAATTTATAGCCCCCAGCTGAGTGCGGTGGATGTCTTGGATTTCAAGAATAGTTTAGAGTTTCGCTCTGACGTTGGTCCAATTGGGAGGACTCTTAAGAGAATTATTCCCGTCGAACCAGATGATCCAAGATGGGAGGATGCATTACCGGTGTCGGTTCTTAGAGATGATATGTGTCTGCTGGTATCGTACATTTGCAGGACAACACCGCCCGGACGTCAAACAATGTTCTCACCAGTTGGCAAACACCTCAAACTTGTCTTATGTGTGGCAGTTCTGAAAGTGCTGGCTCATCATACAGAACTCGCGCAATTTGCTCACACTTTCATTGGCTCTATCACTGAGCAGAAATTCCGCGCGCTCCTACTGCGTCCCGAGTCTTTTAACGCAGGTTGGATCAAGTATGTGTACGACGCGCTCCAGAATGCAAACCCAGTTGCGTTTAACTTGATTTCGCGTTTGTATCACATCATCAAGGTGTGGACCCTTCTTAACGACTCGATTACGGTCAAGTATATCCGGAAAGCACGGTCGGTTGATGAATTGTTAGTGTTGGTCAAGGGTGTTCCGTGTTACTGGGACTTTGCCATTTTTCAGTGGATGCCTGCAAATTTGTTTGTGACCATCACAGATATAACCCGCCTTGAAGCCATCATTTCAGAGCTTGCCGCAAACGGTTTTGCGGCAAGCTCTGTCTTTTTGCGCGATACATTTGCCACACACGGCAAAGTGTATATTTCGACATATGCACTCAAAATGTATCGTGAGGTTGACGCGGAGGGAAACCCCGTGGGCAAGCTGGATGTGTTTTTACGTGAACCCGTCACGACACATGCACCGCTGACGACACCCTCAATGCCAGCCGCAGAAAAGCATGCATTATATGCGGCAATGTTCCATCCTTCTGAAATGGTGGCCCCTGTTTGGATCCCTTACGAGGAGTTCTGTATTTGCAACCCAGAGGTCGTCAAATGCTCCACGTCCACGTGTGGTGCCATCTATACCATCCTTGACAGACGCACAGGCCAACGGGCCCGTTGTGTAAGATGCCGCGTCACGAATAGAGAAGAAGGAGACAGGGCGCCAAACAGATTGTCCGATGTGTATGGCACTTGCCAGATTTCGTGCGAAGCCGGTCATAAATTCACGCATTTCCCACTTGACCAAAAAGATATGCAAATGAGTTCAGACTCCTGTGCATTTTGCAAGAATGTGTGCCCGGACACGAAAATTGAAAAGAAGATTCAGGTAAGCACCATCTTCACAGAGAACGAGAATGAATTTTCGTCGTTGCTTTCTATTCCCCCGTCTTTTGTGCGAAAGATTTTATCGCAAAAGCCGTACAATTCGTGTGTAGTTGAAGAAGATGGCAAGAAAAAACACAGTCAAGAATTTCTTGACTTTCTGGCCGGTCTATTCCGCACGGATCTTCCGCCTCGGACTGAACTGTTCAGATGTGATGGATATGCGCTCGTCCCAGAAAGTAATCAAGCTGTATTGGAGCGCATACATTCACTGGGGTATGTTTGCTGTTTCATTTGCGATGAAGAAAAGCAGTACGCACAAGTCAATAAGATTTGTTTCAATCCTCATTGCATTGCGAGCGTTTGCACAGTTGATGACAAAGATTCGGATGGACAACCCCGTAGCAGTTGCTTGCGACAGTCATATGCGTCCCTGTGTGGTGACGATGGGGGCAAAAAGATCACGTCCAATCATCTACTGTGCATTCACTGCAGAACGCCCATTGATAAGCGTTTGGGGCCTTTGTGGGTGTTTCGCAAGATTCCTACATTGCCTGGCGTGTTGATGTCTGCAGAAGCTGCCGGACGAACTGTATGGAGATGTGCAGCCGGTCGGGAATGCAAAGCTTTTGAAGCCAATAAATGGGATGATTATCTTGTTGTTGTCGGTGCATCCCGTTGCGGGGAAGACGACATTGCCCCCCCACATTGCGGGATGTGTGAGGCTGCAAGTTTTGCAGCACGCGATCAGAAACTCCGCGAGATCCGAGAAGAAGAACATCGACAAATGCTGATCCGTCGTGCTGAGCAGGAAGAACGCGAACGGAAGGAAAGGAAAGAGCGAGAAAGAAAAACCCTGGAACGCACCTGTGTTGCCAGTGACGGGACCATTGATGCTTGTGGATTTCGTATCTTGACTGTTAAGAGTGAAGACGGAAAAGAAATCGAAGTAAAACATCGGCAATGCCCTCATTGCGTTGTTACTGTCGGCAAAGCCAATGCACACTGGTTCTCCAAGCAGCGGGCTGACATACTGGATCCAAGGCAGCGAGAACATTGTTGTCATATGACTTGCACGATGAGCCACATGGAGCATCATTGGTGCTGGTGTTGCGGAAGGGGGTTTATGTCTGGTAATGAGACAGCTGAGCATCTTACAATGATCTATGATCGTATGTCCCCCACTGACGCCGAAATCCTTGCGAAGCACAATGAAGCATACGCACGAAATATGTCTTTTGATGAATTTGTTGAATATCTCGAGAGAAGACAAGAACAGATGCTTGCTGCGAATGATCACAATAGTGACAATGGTGGCACCGACTATGATGGCAGTGACAATGGTGGCACCGACGATGATGGCGGCGATGATGATGTGTGGTAAAGTACCATACATCACCGACGATGATGGCGGCGATGATGATGTGTGGTAAAGTACCATACATCACCGACGATGATGTGTGGTAAAGTACCATAAATCAAACATATATATATTATTTATAACTATTTAGTTTTTTATAACTTAATACTTATATTATCAATAATTGTTAATCTTAAATTTAGATTTAAAATCGGCGACGTGCAACCGGGCGTACCTGACGGCGAAGACTTCTGAAAGGTTCTTTAGTCATAGGGGCGGCAAGAGAATCTGCAACAGGGGCAGCCACGGGAGCGGACACGGGTACACCTGCGGCAGCAGCAGCGGCAGCGGCCTGTTGTTGCTGTAATTGTAAAATTGCTTGAGGTGTTTTCATTCTCATAACAATTGGGTTCTGATTAAGGTACCAAACTAAACCGACGACTAATACTGCAATAACTATGTTTCTATTAGTAAATACCGACATTATAATATATATGAATAAATAATTTTTAATAAATTCTATATTTTGATTATTTTTCTATATATTTTAACTAAATTATATATTTTAACTAAAATACATAAAAATTGATTATTATATTGTTTAATCATAATGCAGTATATAACATATTATAATGTCCCGTTTATCGAATATTTCAAAAGGCGATTCCGTAAATAAATGCACAGCTTACATTAATGCTGTATTTAATGTAAATTTGGCACGAAAATCATTAAAAAAATTATTAGAAAATATGCCTGTATCTGATATGAAAATTATGAATGCCCATTATGCATATACTGCAATTGCAGAAATAATTGTATTATATTTGGTGAGAAAATCTGTAAAATACAATACAAAGAGTTCGAATAAAGCGGATCTATATGAGGTTTCATATGAAAATATTCTTCAAGGTGTACGCGAATCTAAATCATTTGATCCAAGAATAAAAGACTTGGTCAATTCATTTAATCCAGAAGGGATTAATTATATCACAACATTTTTTGATACTGAAACAACATTACGCACTTTTTTGGAGACTAAAACATTCCAAAATACAACAAATATTCATTTTAACAAAGGAACATTAAATTGTGTATGCTATATATTATCACACACACTCTCATATTTAACATATACTTCTTGTATATTGAGTGAATATGGTAAGAAAAAAAATATTCAAATCAAAAATTTCAAATATGCGTCAATGATTTGTTTTTCAAATGAACTAAGAGATATTATTATTCAACGTATTGATGAAATAATTACATTGTTTGCAGGTGCAAAAGATACAGCAGATGAAAAGGAACAGGAAGAAGAACAAGAGGAAGAAGAGGAACCAGAAGAGGAAGAACAAGAGGAAGACGAATAAATATATAATCAAATGCAAATAATATTATATTAATCTTCGTCTTCGTATTCGTCCTCCTCTTCCTCTTTATTTTGTGTTTCCATCTCAGTAATTCCATACGGTGTTGGTGACGTGCTGGTTGTATTTTCACTATCATGTTGCATATGTTTTATTTTATCCATAAATTTATCTACTAATATAAGACAATAACTACAAAATATTTTAGTATTTACAGTATTACAATTTTTACATTTCCATTCATCAATTATAATTGTGTTTTCTATCTTATCAGCGGATACGAGTAAATCAAATGGTATATACAAACATTTTTCACAAAACAGTTTTTTATTATTTTTAGTTTTACACATTTTACATTCCCATTGTTCTTTTCTGTCTTCCTCTTTTGCTTCTTTCTCTTTTCCTTCTTTCTCTTTTCCTTCTTTCTCTTTTCCTTCTCCTTCCTCGAATGGTATAGGCGAACTCATATAATATATAATACTATTTATTATATAATTATAAATTATTACAAAATTTTATTGGGAAAAATTGAATAAGTATAAGTATAAACTGTAAATAAACATATAATGGATGACTATAAAGATATAATAACAGAAATTACAAATAAAGGGCATATATCAACTATGCAATCAAAACATTTACTTGATTTTGGTAATATAAAAAGTATATGTAATTTATTATGGATTATTGAAATATTAAATAAATTAGATGAAGATATAAAAATAAGATTAAAAAATATATTTAGCGAGATAATAAAATACAAAGACGGGGAATTGCAAATTAAAAAAAATATAAGATATTGTTTAACACGAACGGATACAATTAATTTAACTTTGGAACAAAAGAAAGCAATGCATACTTTATATAATTTCATAATTGATCATAAAAAAAATGTGTTAGGTGTATATGGATATGCAGGCACTGGAAAGACAACAACAGTTGTGGAATATGTATCATATATGATATTTAATAAATATCTGAAGAAAGTTGTATTTACTGCTCCCACGAATAAGGCAGTAAATGTAATAAAAAGTAAATTTAAACATCACATTAAAAGAATAATCGAGCAATTATTTGAAAAACAATTAAGTGATAATTTTAATTTCGAAGATGAATTAGATTTTTTAGAACAAAATTGCATAGTAATAAAATTTATGACTATACATAAGTTATTAATGTTTCAAACTGATTATTCATTAGAAGGGGAAACAATATTTGTAAGAAATTCAAAGAAAAAATCATTAATATCACATTTTGAATTGGTAATAATAGATGAATGTTCGATGATTGGTGTTGCTATAATTGACAGTATATTTGAAGAACTAAGGAAGATAAATCAATTATCGACGGGATATAACTCGCCAAAACTTATATTTACTGGAGACCCTGCACAATTGCCGCCGGTCAATGAAGACGAGTCAACAATATTTTGTAAGTCAAAAAAAGATTTATCTTATAAAAAATACAAAGAGTGTGTGATATATAATTATAATAATACTATAGGCAATAGCAATGTAAAAACAAATTATAATTTATTGATAAATAGTTTATCGCAAATGGAAAATATTTTATTAACAAATGTTGTCCGTTCAAGAATTGCAAATGTAACAAATGTTTGTTATGAATTGAGAGAATGGATTACTATAGACAAGTTTCCAGAATTAGAAAAATATAAAGATTGCAATGGTGTAAATTATTTTGAATATAACACGAATATAAATAAAGTAAAAACAGAATGGTTCAAAAAGTTTTTATTGTCTATTAAAAATAATGAGATAAGCATTATAGTTACTTGGACAAATCATCAGACGAATACATATAATGATTATATAAGAAGACAAATATTCGGTGAAAAAATACAAAAATTTGAACCGAATGATGTTTTGATGTTAAGTGAATTTTATGGATTGGATGCAGGGGAAGACATTATAAAACAAAAATTATATACATCAGAACAAATAAAAGTAATAAATACAAAAATTGTTGATGTTCCCATAAATAGTTTTCAAACTATTACGAATTATGGACTAAGACAAATGAAACAATTAACAAAAATAGAAAAAAATATTAAAGAATTAATAGACGGGTGTAATAAATTTTATTGTTCTGATGTATTTTTTTCTTGTTGGGTATTGAAAGTATATAAATGTGGGGATGACACTAAAAATAATATGACTATTATTGTTATTGATGATAAGTCAAAAATAAAATATGAAAAACATAAAACAGATACAGCAACAGCTATTAAGAATTTTTCTAAAGAAATGGTTTCTAAATATAAATTATCCGAAGTTGAAAAATTTATAATCAAACCGTTATGGAAGCAATGGCATAAAATATTTGTTGAACCATTTGCTTGTGTTAATTATGGATATTCAACAACTTGTCATAAGGGTCAAGGATCAAGTTTTTATGATGTATATGTCGATTTACACGATATATTACAAAATTATAAACGTATTATTGAAACTAAAAAATGCGCATATACAGCAGCAACACGAGCAATTAACGAATTAAATTTACTTATATAAAATTAATTTATAAACATTTATTATTATATTTCAGTATCAAAAAAAATGTCCGAAGTTAAAATTACATTACTATGATCACATTCTTTTTGTAGCAAATATGCCCCCATCATAGAAGGCAAAACACCTGAACAAGTGTTAGAATTAACCAAAATGAATGCTCCATATTAGTGTTATTTGTTTGTGGTTGTAATATGGTATTTTTTACAATCTGTCTATTTTGCCATCAAGAAACAAAAATTCTTCTAGACATTGAACATTGACAAGGTAATCATGATGTATTGTGCAGGTTTAATATGCAACAAATTCGCACAACTTGTTGAACCTGAAACACGCAGTGTCTCAAAAGCATGTATTGCTCGACTTGAAAGAAACGATACAGAAAACGATTTTATACCGCTTTTATGTAACCATATTGTGGAACTTTTGAATAATATTGCATCATGTTGATTGATAAATAATTCCTTAAAATGCATAATATTTATTTATTATGCATTTTAAGGAATTTGTGAGGGTATTCATAACTCGGATTCGTCATCCGTGTCATGTGCATCGTCGTGATTGGGAATGCATTTGTTGCATTCGCAATCACGGGAAGGGGTATTGTCTTCTGCCCACTCTGGGCGTGTATCATCTACTGCGAAATTTTGTTCGCACCACGGATGATTACATCCGCCCCTATAACCACATTGGCCATTACCTACAGGAAACACACATCGACCCATACACCCAGGTGTACAGCAATACATGTCTCTTCCACACCAACTGCCACACTTTAAACAGAAGCATCTCTGACACAAACGTAAGTCCCCTAATAATAGGTTGCAACAGGTAACGCATATGCAGGGCAACCCACCATCAGAGTCTTTTACATCTTGAGGCGTAGCATCGGAATAGTCGCCACTACGTCGCAATATCATAACGGAATGTCCTGATTTGCATGATAGTGTGGGGGTGTGCGTTTCTGCAGCTTTAGCAACTTCAAGTGCCAACTCATCGTCACCAAGTGTCAAATTACGGCCGTCTAATAGACAGTATGTGCAATGTGACAGACATCCCACCGCTTTTTCATCCCCCATTGTTAATAATATTCTTAATGCAATATATATATATATATATCAATTTTTTTATATATAATATTGTAATATATTTTTAGAACTGTATGTTATAATAAAAAATAGTATATAAAAAAGCATATTATGCTTAGTGTGGCGCGGATTCACCGCGCTTGACTGTGGTGGTACACATCTGGCACAGCCCGCCAAACTCAGTGGAAGCGCACAGTGTTGTTCCTGTACACTGGAATGTCGTTCCAGCATCCTTGGCACACCGCCAATATTGGCATGTTTCAGATGAAATACTTCCTTCGGGAACTTGTATCCATCGGGTTTGGTCGAAAATCCATGGTGCTTTCACCTGGAATTCAACAAACGAGATATTGACAGGTGGTAGCCAGCTGTCGATCGGCTCAAAGTTGTCTTCACGCGAGCAACGCTCTGAGGCGTTCTTTTTCTCTATACGCCGTGCATTTGCATCCGCCCTTGCCCTTGCAGATGCCTTCTGTTTACGTCCAGGCATTTGGGTTTTCGTATTTCTAATAGTATTTAATGTAATATGTATATATATATATATCAATTTTTTATATACATCAATATATTATCTATTTGTTCATATGTCAAATTATAATTATATGTTATTTCCTCGCCTTTTATTAAATTTAGATAATTTATATTAATGTTTTTATCATCAGAATGCATTAAATGTGTTATTATAGAATTAATTGTATGTTTTAATGTTATATCATTTGAACAACGTACATTCCACAATATATTGTTTTTATTTACATAACTATGTGATATTAGTCCCCATTTCATAATAACAATATTTTTTATTGTATTATTATTTATAACATATTGTTCTAATTCGTCGAATATATTTTTATACATAGTCAAAATATATTTGTATTTTTTCCCTTTTGTTTTAATATGAAAATAATGTTGTGTTTCGATACTATGTTTAACAACTGTTAAATAAAATAATAATTCTCTGATTTTATTTGTATCTTTGCATTTCAAATATTTTTTATAAATTGTTTCTATCCATTTACGATATTCTAATATATACATTTGATAATATCCATTAATAGCAATAGTATGCATATTAAATGGTTTGTTCCTATTAAATTTTGAATTAATTGTATTTTTGATTTGTGTATCTATGGTAAGTGTATCAAATAATTCCCACGATATATTTTTATTTTTGTTGAACCATTCAACAACTATATATGGTATGTTTGTTATAATCTCAGTTCCAAAAATACTTTCAATTTCTGGCATTGTTTCTTGTTTATTTATATTGTTTAATGCTTTGAACAAACTTTCTGTATATTTTGATAAAAATAATGTAATATCTGGATTGTATTCTTTTGTATATATTTGTTTTTTGTATATAACTTTTCTATTTTGAAAATCTAATATATTTGATATATCATATAAGTCTTGATATTTTAAATTATCAACTATTTTTGATACTCTTGTATCATTCATTATAGTATTTTTAAATGTCAATTTGGGATATTCTATTACATATCGTTCATCCTTGTTATACAATTTTTTTGGTATTAATTTAAACCATGGATTTATGGTAGAACCTTTATTAGTATGTTTAGAATATATAAACATATTTTGAATAGCTCTCGAACAAGCAACATATAATAAATATTGATCGCATTTGTGTTTCTCTTCATCAAATATATTTTTATTAATTAGGCATACTTCAGCATCAATAATTATAACGTAGTTCCATTCCAAACCCTTTGAACCCATATAGGTTAATAAATTGACGTGTTTTTTTTCTGGTTCGTATTTAATACCATCTGCATTCATTTCATCTTTTGATTCTTCATAAAATTGTTTAAATTTTATATTTGCTTTATGTAAAATATTTGATATAAAGCATAAGCCGTGAGAATTACCATAACCACTCATATGTCCTCTTGTGGGTGATAATATAGCAAATTCACTCAAATCTATGTCATTAGCTTGAGCATTTGTTAATATATTGATAATTTCTTTTTCTAATATGGCATCATTCTCATAAAACATTAAACACGGCTTGCACATATTATCTTCTTTTATGGCATTTACATCTGTGTTATTATAGGGACGTAAATATTTAGAAAATTCAACTATTGATTTATGTGACCTAAAATTATTAGTAAGATTAAAACACACAGCATCAAAATTTATTAAATATTTGTCCGATGCATCACGAAATTGATAAATATTTTGATTAGGGTCGCCAATCATATTAATAATAATATTTAGTTTGTTGCGTAATGAACAAAATATTCTGTATTGTATATCATTTAAATCTTGCGCTTCGTCAATATATATACTTTTTAATTCACATAAATGTATATTATTTTTTAATTCGCTAATACTAGTATTTTCTAAATAATTCATAAAAATAAAACTCAATAATGAAACATCAACTGTATTATTATTGTCAATAATTTGTTTTGCGAATTTATCAATAGTATTAACCATAGAAGGTTGTATATTTGTATTTGTAATTTTATTAATAAAATCATCTCGTGTGAATTTTGAAAAGGTTAATACCATTATTTCATTATGACTATATTTTGTATCAAGTAAGTTATTTATTCGTGCAATAATACATTTGGTTTTCCCTGAACCCGCACAAGCTAATAATTTTGTATGTTCATTACCTGAATAATATATATATTGTTCTTGTTCATTTGTATAATTCATTATATATTTATATAAAGATATAATTAAGCATACCAAAAAAACTGAATATATAAATTATATATTATTCTATTATATTCTTACACTGTTTGAAATGTCAGACACATACGAATACGCGCCATGGTGGCTCAAGCCAAACATATCTGGATGCCATAGATGCACTGCGCCACCACGGTTCGACAAGGCTCTTTGCGTTATTGAGCGCTTATCTGCCAAGGCGCTTCACACTCAAGCAGAAACTAAGTTGGTAGTCCCATACTATCTTGCAATTTTGCACGAGAAGTGGGATCTATCAAACGCACAGGAACAACCGAAAGGATGTCCATTCTGCATCCAATGTATTGTTGACGCATTTATTGCAAATAACATTTGCGTCAACGTGACCCTTGCCTCAACACCTCAACACATAAAGGACTTTGTATTGGGGTTGGGACGCAAAGAGTGAAATTTAAATGCTTTCATTATTTGTGCCTATTTACTTCATCATCTATTACAACTTTAGCGCAATGTTCGTTAAAATCATAATCAATAGACATTCACAATAAAAAATATATCTCTTACTCTATTTACTTCATCATCTGTTACAACTTTAGCGCAATGTTCGTTAAAATCATAATCAATAGACATTCGCAATAAAAAATATATACTATACACGCCACATTCTGTATTTTTTCTTTGATGAACTGTTTTATTATAATTCATATCAGGTTTAATCCCCTTAGATTTAATAAATCGTGCAATTTTGTTCATTAATGCTCTAACACGTTGTTCGGGAGGTTCTGCCACACTATCGAAATAATATATTTGCCCTTTTTGTAAATTGATATATAATGCAACCCAGTGTGATCCGCTTTGGTCATGATTATCAAGATTAAAAACAATGCCAAGTTTATATATATTTCTGTCTAAATAATCTTGATAATTTCCGTTATAAATATATGATGTGTGGGGCAATGATGCAAAATCCATAGGAATAGTGTCAATATATTGTTTCCCGTGTTCTTTCAAATAATATTGATGCATTACATCATTAATATTAAGTGTATTTAACCAAGTGAATTTACCTCCAGGGCCATTTGGTCTATATGTATTTTTTTTAAGTTTATTAACAAGTTGAAGATTTTTTATAAGATCTGCTTTTATGAGTTTATCTGTTACGCATTTTTCAGATGAACAATTTAATCGTGAGTTTAATTCATCTAACAAATATTTTTTATAACGCTTGGGTTGCATAATTTCTCGATTAAATGAAACTGTAATTTGTTTATTTGTTGGAACTGTATTATTATAATATCGTACACATTCTAATATTTCATCTAATGCCATACAAGAAATTTCATCACCAATCCCAGGCGCACAAATTGACATTTATAATAGTAATATATATATTATTATTATAAATATGTAAGAATTTCTTCGTATGTCGGTTCGTCAAATTCAAATAAATATGCTTTTTTATATTCATTGTCATTAATGAAAAATCCTATTAATTCACCAGCAGTATTTAATATAAAATCATTATCATCATAATAATATGATATATTATTATGATTGAATGTATTAAGCATATACGGTTTCTTTTCAAGAGTTTTCTCTTTTTTAATATTTTCTAATATTTTGTTTCTTATTTTATTTAATTCAAATAATGGATAATTCCTATGAATATAGTCAATAACGTCTTCTGCCTTATATAGTATAATATTGCTCTTTGTGCATCCTGCCTTTCGTCCTCTTTTTTTTGGTATTGTTTTTTGTTCCTTCTCTTGTTGTGTCCGTTTTTTATATTGCCGCTTGTTCTGAAAATATTGTATTCCAATTACATTAAGTGGTTGTTTCGCATCACTTAATCTTATTTTTTTTGGTCTTCCGCGTGGCATATTTTATATACTATTTATATTACAATAATTAACATTATCATTTTTTTATGGCATCATTTATATTCTTTAATATTTTCTTGTCTGTTGGATTTGAAATTAATGCTGTAATGGCTTTATTGATTTTATTTTGTTTATCAATTATTTGTCCATATTTATTTACTGGAAAAGATGCAATATAATTTTTCAATAACAATGCAATATCTTTATGTGCTCTCAAAAATTCTATTTTATCCCAAGCACTTCGAAGTTTCGAAATATTATTATTAAACCATTCGTCATCACGCATTATAGTTACATTCCGACTAGTTCGTAAATACCAATATTTTACAGATTCACAAATATAATTTTTATGCGTTTCGTGTAATTTATCCATAGTTGATAATATCCATAGATCCAATTCTTGTGTTGTCATATCGATTTGTGGAGGATATATAAATGACGCATAATTATATATACGATTTTCATAATTGATTGCATCATTATTAATATGTTCAATTGGCATTAGCTGTATTACGACTCCTTTTGTTTTTGTGTCATTCAAATAATCATTTCTGTCAGCATATTCTATAATTTCACATTGCCAAAAATCACATTCATCTAATTCACAACAATTTAATTGTAATTGAACTTGACACCAATAATATGAAGGACAAATACCTTTTTTCGAACCAAGAATAAGATCTGTAATTGGTTCATCTAAATTTAATTTAATTCTGCGTCTATTTGGACATTTGATTTCGAGCATCCGTCCGACTAATTTTGTTTTAATTCCATACGCATCTATGTATTCACATTTTTCTGTTTCAGATTGGATTTGTTCAACTTCTTTTTCTATTTCATTCCATTTTTTATTGTTGCGCAATTTTAATTTATATTTTGATACTATGCCATCTGGACTTGCCCCCAAGAAATTATATTTAGGATGACTGCACAATCCAAATTCCTTTACTTTAACATTATATAGTTGTTCATATATCATTGTTGCAATTTGTTCATATTTCTTACCGTGGTAACACGCTTCATTTGTTTCAAAAGGTTTTCCAAATACCATATTAAAAATATATTGAAAATCATATTCATATGGGTTTAATTCAAGAAGCGTCCCTCCATTAGATGCAGTAATCATTGTTTCTCTTGCTTTAAACCATTCTTCCGAACGTTGTGGAGGATAATACTGCGATGATAATTTTTCATATGTTTTTGTCCGTCGTTGGATTTCAAGTGTATTTATGTCATCGTCTTGACATTGTTCTATATTAATTTTTGATAAGTTAATACTTTTAGTTTGTTGCTTTGGCGAGTCTGGCGGAGTATCCAAATTAACTCTCGATAGATTGCCAAAACCGCTTCTAATTTGTTTCTTTGGCAATTCAGAAGTTATATTAACTTTTGATAAGTTAATACTTTTAGTTTGTTGCTTTGGTGAGTCTGGTGGAGTATCCAAATTAACTCTCGATAGATTACCAAAACCACTTTTAGTTTGTTTCTTTGGCAATTCAGAAATTATATTAACTTTTGAGAAATTACCGAAACCGCTTTTAGTTTGTTGCTTTGGCAATTCAGATATTATATTAACTTTTGATAAGCTATTACTTTTAGTTTGTTGCTTTGGCGAGTCTGGCGGAGTATCCAAATTAACTCTTGACAGATTACCAAAACCAGTTTGTTTGAGTGTATCCAGAGTTGTTTTCACTTTTAATTTACCAAAAGTATTTTTAGTTTGCGTAAGTGTTTCTAAGGGTGTATTGACTTTTAGATTTCCAAAACCGCTTTTCGGTTGGTTTGATGGTTCTGGTGTATTAATTATTTTGAGTATATCATTAAACGTTTGTTCAGATTGTCTCTTGTTATAATCCAATAATATATTTCCGTCTTTTACATATGCATATCTACATAAAAATTTATGAGTATTTTTTATTGTATATCTGCCATTGGATTCTATACTTGCACGTTCCGCTAATTTATCTAATGATTTTACATCATATTGTTCATTACAATTATTTTTAATGAATGATTGAATTGAAAATGCCATATTAATGATAAAGTATTATTGATGTTTTTAATTTAAAAAATATCAATTTTTATATTATAATGGGGGAGCATTTGTTAGATGAATATTATAAAATTACTAAAGTAATAGACAATATACAATTGAAAATTAATAATTATAAACAAATATTAGAAGATAAAATAAATAATACAGACAGTGAAAATGAACGCAACATACTTATAGAAGAATATAAATCTTTTATTAAAAACATTAAAGATGATACAGAAATAAAAAATAAAATTATAAAACTCAACACACGACAAACAGAAATTAAAACAATACTAACAAATACAAATGAGATAAATATAATAGATACAATTGAGAAATTAATTAAAAAATATACTCCAGTATGTGCAAATATTCTATAATGT